GAATTGCTTTCGGTACTGTTTGCGCCCACGCCTTAACACCATTCTGATAGATAGGCGCAGTAATTCCTTCAGCCACGTTAAGCAGCGCGTTCAATGGGTTTCCCAAAAGAGCACCAGAAACAGTGCGACGAATAACAGCACCTGCAACGTTACCTCCAGCGCGTGACGCTATAAATTGAGAGCGCAAACCATTAGTCAAGTTACTAGCAACATCACTTGAAGCGCCTTCGCTTTTAGCTTTTTTTCCAATCGCGTCTATCACTGCTTCAATTCGACTATCGCCTCCACTGTCACTTACTTTTCGTATCTTATTAACATCAACATCAAAGCGATAAATCAAAGACCTAGCAGCGGCAATGTCTTCAGCCATCTCTTTAACCGCAAGTAACGGATTGCTGTACTGATCTACACTTCCTTTACCTTTTATTTTAGATATTGCTTTTGTAGGTATGTAATCAGAGTCTCCAAACTTAACAAAATCCAAACCTTTAAGAACAGTAAGCTGCTCTTGTAACAGTTCCATAGCTTCTTTTTCTTTAGGTGTTTTAGCCGCTTGAAATAAATCACTCCAAGTAGTTCGTCTTTCTTTTTTAATATTGTCGTTCATTCTTAAAGCTATTGCTTTTAACGACCTGTTGTTTTCAAAAACGTCAGCTATTGGTTTTAAAACCGTATCAAAAGTTTCTTCTATCTCACGCTGCTCATGCCGCGTCATTGTCTCTGCGTCTTCAGCAAGCCTAGCAGCACGAGAACCTACGTTTTTGACTATCCACTCTTTAGTAGTTAAAAAGATATTACCGGCCACACCGCTTGGTGCGTTAGGTTCTGTTAAATCAGCAGCGTCTTCTGTTATGTCTTTTACTTTTTTTTCAGCCACACTAGTGTCAACAGCAGAACCCGGAAGAGATGGCGTACTTGCTTTTCCTACATCAACAAAACCTTCATCACCTCCAATATGAGTGCCTTTGCTTTTATATGTAATGCTATCTACATCTTCAATAAGTTTTTCAGCAACATCATCAGCGTTTTTTGTTAAGTATTTACCAACAAGACCACCGACAGAGCCTCCAACTAACGCACCAACTCCTGCGCTTGTTGCTCGGTCTTCTCCTTCGCCTGACAAAAACCCATAAGCAGCTCCCTCTGCTGCACCTAAGCCGCCAACTTTAGCTGCTCTTGAAAGGCTGCTGCCGGTTTGTGCAATCTTTGCAACACCTGCTCCGGGAATAAACAAACCACTTACCAAACCAGCACCGCTTAATATATTAGAAGTTGTTGGATTTTCTTCTCGAAACGCGCTTAACTCTGAGCGTGATGCAGTTATGGCATCTTCCCAAGTCTTTGCTTGCCCACCCATCAACCTAACAATAGCATCAAGCTCGTCGCCAGCTCCTATCGCAGACTCAACAAAATCGACTGCGCCTGAACGAACAGAACTATAGTCATCAGATTTTTTAAAGCTTCTAGAAGAAACACCGTCTAAATCTTCATCAAACTGATCGAAGTAATTAGATGTAGTTTCATCAGCAAACCGACTAAAAGAACCAGACGGGATGTCTTCATCGAATTGATCAAAGTAATTGTCAGCCATACTTTAATTTACCTTTGCAGTTCTTCTTCAAAAGCGGCTTGAGTGTCGCCAAGAAAATCAGATATGTTTTCAAATAATCCTACACCGCCTTGAACAGCACCTCTAACAAAAACACCGGGAGGAGAGTCAGGCAATTCTTCCACAAATTTAGTGCCGTACTGCGCAAGTGCGCGAGACACGGGGTTGATCTCTCTTTGCACTGTTTCTGGAGGAACTGCTTCTGTTGGGCTTTCAAGATCTGGAACATAGCCAAACTTTTCTTGAAATGCTTTAACTTTATCGTCTGTAGGATCGTCCTGTAAAGCAGATATTGCTGCTTGTGGCGGATCAGGATAGCCAAACTTTTCACGCGCTCCATTGGGGTCAAGATAAAAAAACGTATCCCTGTATTCTTGTAGCTTGTAATTTTTTGCATTTTGCAAAGCTTGCTGTTTTTCTGCCTCAGTAGGCTTTTTAGGATTTTTAGCAATCAAAACCAACTCTGCGTTTATTTCACGAGGGGTTACAGGCTTTCGATATTCAACCTCAGCTTGTGTCAACAAATTTTCTCTTCTGAGTCGTTCACTGTATTCACGCTCTTCTGTTTTATTTTCGTCCGATATAGATTTTCTAAAAGCAGAACTTGCTGCTTCAAGTTGAACCCTAGAAAGAGTGTCTATAAAATCATTTTCTAATTGAACAGATCTAGTCCTTTGACCCTCTTTCCAGACTTTACCATCCCAACCTGCTTCAGCTACTTTTTTATACGCATCAAAGCGACTTTGAAGAAGTGGTCGAAATTCTTCCGGGAGATTATCAATTTCATCTTGATAATCAAAGTTAGGCTTTTTGCTCCTTGTCAAACTACGATCTTTAATTTTATCTAATGTTACTTGATTGTTCGACGCTGTTGTAAGGTATGTTTGAAAAGCATCAAAATAACCGTTATCTTCCGCTTGCTTGCCTAAAGTATCTATAAGACCAAGGTTACCTTCTTGAATAGCTTGTTTAATTTTTGTTGCGTTAGTATTTAACCAAGCTTCAGACTGCATTTCTTTTTCAAGCTTATCCATTCTAAACTTTTCTACTTTAAATTTATTGTATTCTTGTAGTGCTTCTGGATCTCTTTTCATTTCTTCAATGCGAATACGCAAAGAATCTTCTACTCTTTTTTTATTAACAGGGTCTGTTATTGAGTCAAGCTGACCAGAAGTCAACGCTTCTTCAGCCTTGTATATAGCAGAAGCTTTGTTTTTTGTTTGAATTTCCGCCGCAGCAGGCATCATGCCTCTAAGAGATTGAAGCTCTTGTCTATAAAGTTTCTTTTCTTCTAGGTTAACATTAGGGTCTGCTGCTATTTTTCTAATTTCTTGAATACGTTTTGTTATTGCATCAACGTCTCCTTGCTGAGCAGCAGCAACTCCTTGATCTGCTTTAATAAAGCTTTGATCTATACGCGCAAGTCTGTTTTTCTTTTCTTCTTTCTCAGCAGCAATAGCCGGAGCAGAGCCTATAGTAGCCCCTAAATTAAACATGCCCTGAGAATAACTAGGGTTTGTTAGTTGGTTTATAAACGCTTGTCCAAACTTAGCCATCTTAGAAATCCCCTGTATAATATGGGTTGTTGTTCACGTTTAAACCTCCACCTATATCGCCAGAACTGCTACCAAATAAACCACCGTAAATTTGTTTACCGAAATCAACAGCGCCGCCAAACAACTCTGACAAGCCGCCATAGCTATCTGTTGGAGTAGACAAACCTGTTAACAAACCAGTACCTAACTGACCCATAAGGTTAGCCTGACCAAGACCTGCGCCAAGTAACGCTTCAAGACCGCCCATAGAAGCTTCGCCAAACAAGCCTGCTCCGTAAAGCTGTCCTTTTTGTTGTAGCTGAGGAAAGAGCTGAGACGCTTGTTGAACTGCTAACAATTGATTCTGTGGTGCATATGCTCCTGCAAGATTGCCAAGTGCTAACTGCTGCTGTGCTTGTTGTGCTGCAAGGTCACGAGCGCCTAACGTAGAACCAAGAGTAGCAAACGTAGAGCCGATGTCAGCTTGCTGTCTCTGTTCTGCCTGCGCTTGTTGCATAGCCATTAACGACGCTTGGTTTTGTGCTTCAGCTTGCGCCTTAGCCATAGCCAATTGTTCAGGAGTACCACCATACATATTAGTAGAAACACCACCACGCCCTTGGTTAAACAGACGCTCTTCAAGAGCCATACGTTGACGCTGCTCTTCAGGACTCTGCATAGCGCGGATGTTACCGTAGATGTCACGCTCACGCTGCATAGGGTCTTGACCAGCCATTCCCATAAACTGACCGCCAAGTCCGTATGCTTGTTGAGCAGCAGCTTGTTGCATAGGATCGCCAGTAAAACCACCGGCAATGCCTTGTTGAGCTTGAGCCATAAGAGCGTTCTGTATTGCTTGCTCTTGACCGCCTAACCCCATAGTTACACTACCGCTAGGGTCAGCAGCAAACATACCGCCAGTGCTAGACGTTACAGTAAATGGTTTAAACTCTGATTGCTGTAAACCTTGCTGAGCAATTTGTTGAGCGCCTTGCTGAGCTGCCTCTCCTATTGTGCCTAGTCTATCGTAAGCACTTTTAGCAGCTAAGCCTCCGCCAATTACAGGAGCAACCTTTCCAAATAAACCAGCAGCGCCCGAAAGAACATCACCCCAGTTAATCTCGTCCATTAGTACGTACCTCCGTCAATAGTCCCGGCATCTAACGTACCAGTAATAGTTGCGTTACCTGATACATTTACAGTGGCCGCTGTTAACGTGCCTGTAAACGTAGGTGATGCTAAGTCAGCTTTACTAGAGATCGCAGCAGAAATGTTAACGAACTCTGTGTTGAACTCAGCTCCTTTAATAATCTTTGCTGGGTCTCCACTAGGCAAAGCATCTTTAGTATTAAAGAATGTTGTGATCGAGTAGTTACTCATTATACTGTCTTCCCTATTAGTGCTAATACGTTAAATTCTTGAATGGATAAAGGCTGTCCGTTTATCTGTGCTTCCAAACCTACGGTAACAACAGAGCCGTCACCTGTAGTATTCACGTTAATTTTTGACAATGCTGTACCCTTAGTAAACTCTGCAACGTTAAATTCACCTTCGTTAAAGTACGCAGGGTACTGAGCGTCAATATCAATAAATGCTGTGCGTACTGCCTCGCCAAAGTCATAAGACCACTTGATACCTACTCGATAGCCAGCACCGTTAATCAACACAGGGCGTAGCTTCTTTAATATCTTGAGTCGTGACGAGTCACCAAAGGTTAACGATGGGCTGGCATATCTAAAAGGAAACGCCAAGTTGTTATCAGAGTAACCAAAATACGTACCGATGCCGTACTCAGATCCTATGTAAACTGTGCCGTCATCCTTCCTGTCGTAACAAACAAAAGGACAAGAAATCCAACGAGTAACACGATACGCTCCGTTTTCAAGTTGACCACGCAAGTCAAAGCAGTACGTTATGTTTGTGTCAGAAAACGTAATCAAGTAAAAGTAGTTCTCAGGGCTGTACACAGAATGCGTAGGGCCAGTCCTATTCAACAGTTGTTGTATTAACTCTTGCTTAATGTTACGGCTCAGGTCAGTCAACGGCATTGACTTTTCTTGGATGGTACGAGTAAACCCACGCAAACCTGACTGCGACATAAACAGTATGTCAGTACCTATGTTCTGAACAGAGTTGCGGCAGACGCAACCAACACCCGCTACAGTGTCTGCTAACGCCATAGTTGCTGGCGATGACGCACCTGAGTATACAACGATAGACTGCTCGCCAAAGATAACGAGGAAATCATTAAACGTTGCCAACGCTTTGATCTTATCAGCGCCTTCAGGCCACACCTTAGTTATGTCGATAGAGCCACTAGAGCCACCGCTAAAGTCTGAACCAATTAACAGGTCAGACCAATAGATAACAGTAGCGTTAGTTGAGTTGTCAGTAACCCACAAACGTCCGTAAGCAGCTAACACTTCGTTTCCGTACTGCGCTGATGTAACCGATGCGCTAGGTACAGAAGACATAGGAGTAACTGCACCGAGCGTATTGCTGTACACAAGCGGCTCGTGACCACGCTGGAAGAAGTAACATGAATCGTTAAAGTTTACGATCTTCCAGTTGTTAGCAGTGATTGTATAAGCAGCCGGGGTAACATCAACAAGTGTTGTAGTTCCTGAAAATATCTTATTGTTACCTGCACTGAATACTTCAGTGTTACCTGCACTGTCTTCAAAGTAAAATACCTGACTGATGTAGTCGCTACCTAACGCAGTAGCGTCTGTAGTCAATACAGATACACCCTTACGTGCTGCTAACTGACCGCGCTTATCAATGACAGCGTTGTCTGCTATTTCAGCAAACGCAGTATCCTGAGCCAGAGGAGAATCTTCTGTGTTGATTCCCTTAAAAGCTGGAGATACTAGGTTTATCGGCGTTAACGGTTGTGCCATTAAGGTGCGCTCCAGATAGTCTCTTCAGGATGTTTAGCAGCATCGAGTGCAATAGCGTCACTCAAGAACTTATCAGCAATTGCAAAGTATTCTGGTGTGCTTGTACCGCCTGTCTCACCACGCTCTCTGGATAACAAAGCAACAGCTAGGTGAATGATAGGAGCAGCAGGAACGATGATATCTTCACTGTCTTGAGTGAGGTCATCATCGCGCACAACAGCGTTAAACCGAATGATCTCAACACCGTTAGGTTTAGGGTAGATGTCAATCTGTGTGTCGCCGTTAGGGTCTACAGCGTTAAATGTATAGTACTGTGGCGAGCCTTCTTGCACTGGCTGGATCAGATACTTTTCATCAAACCACTTCTGGCTGCGATACTCCATAAACTGATTGGTAGTATCGTTAATAACGTCAAGTACTTTTAATCTGTTCTGCGTACCAGTAAGCACATAGTTAAACACATCGGGTACTGTAGTAACAGTCATTGTCAAACGAGCAGCAGACCAGTCCCATGCGTTCTCTACAATACGCTTTGCATCATTAACAAAATCACCAACCATCTTGCTGTAGGTTGTGTCGCTAACAGAGTTAACCTCTTCTTCGCGCATCCTACGCAGGACGTTATTTACTACATCTAAATATGTCATTAAACCATACCCTCA